TTAAATATCAGATCATCACCTTCTGTTTTCTTAATGCTTTACAGTTAAGTAATTCTGATTTAGAATGTCTTCTTGAGTTAGCTAAAGTAGGTCCTACTAATATTACTGATTTCTGTAAATATGCATCTGAACTAAAAATATTTAAGAGCCCTCAGTCTGTAAGAAATGCAATTCAAAAAGCAAAGAAGAAGAATCTAATCATTATGGATAACAAGAATATTATTATAAATCCAAATATGAAAGTCCAAACAGATGGTACAATACTATTAGACTTTAAAATACTTGGAACAGATAATGAGATTAGAGGATAAAAATACACATCTTAATCCTAAATCTTATAAGGATTTCTTTAAAGGAGTAGCTGAAGAATGTGAGGTACATGAGGATTTAGTAAGTGAGTTAATAAGATTTTTTTACAGTGAGGTTAGAACCAGTTTAGAAAATCTTGAATTTACACGTATGCAGTTACCTAATCTAGGAACTTTTATATTAAGAAAAGGAAGATTAGATAGAGCAATAAAAAGACACAAGGATATGTTGGGTAATATAGAAAAGACAACATATGTAGGATACGGTAATCATCTCCCTCTTAAAGATAAATTAGACAAGATGGAGAATGCATTAAAAAGAGTACAAAAAGAAATAACAAATAAAAAAACCTGGAAAGATGAAAATAAATAAATTACTAAAAGGATTAAAAAATATTGATCATATAGTTGATGGTATTAAAAATAATATGTTCAAAAAAGACTGGATTGAAGATATTGCTGATCATAGATGGAAAATATGTAAGGGATGTGATCAATTAGATACAATAGGAGGTAAATGTGCTGCCCCTGGAACACAACCATGTTGTGCGGACTGTGGATGTAGTTTAGCATTTAAAATGAGAGCATTATCTGCATCATGTCCAAAAAATAAATGGAAAGCACATGTAAATGCAAAACAAGAGGCTGAGATTGTGAGGAAACTCAATAACCCAAAAAATATAGCGGATAATGATTCTAACATTAATGTACAAAGATAATGGCTGTAATATTTAAAGAGGATGGGCATATATATGAGAGTTTAGATGAAAATCTAGATAAAGATAAAATTAAATGGACTAGTGTTACAACTTTCATTAGTAAATTTAAACCTGCGTTTGATGCTGAAGCTATATCAAAAAAATCCTGTAAGAATAAACGTTCAAAGTGGTATGGTCTTACACCAAAAGAAGTTAGAGATATTTGGAAGAAAGAAGGTGAGAGAGCTATTGGATTAGGTAATTGGTATCATAATGAAAGGGAGCAAGGAATACTTGATTTTAAGACTATAGAGCGTGAAGGGATAGAAGTACCAATCATAAGACCAATAGTTGATAAGAATGGTATTAAAATAGCTCCTAACCAAAAGTTAGGTGATGGAGTATATCCAGAACACTTTGCATATTTAAAATCTGCATGCATATGCGGACAGGCTGATCTTGTTACAATAGTAAATGGTAAAGTAAACATTACAGATTATAAAACAAACAAAGAAATAAAGGAAAAAGGTTTTACAAACTGGGAAGGTGTAACTTCAAAAATGTATAAACCTTTATCTCATATGGATGATTGTCATTTAAGTCATTATAATATACAATTAAGTTTATATATGTATATTATATTAAAGCATAATCCAAAATTAAAGGCAGGTAAGCTTATTGTGCAGCATGTAAAGTTTGAAGAAGAGTCAAAAGATAAGTACGGATACCCAGTAACTAAATATATTAATGATGAGCCAGTACTAAAAGAACTTAAGATGTATGATTTACCTTATCTTAAAGATGAAGTTAGGGCGTTAATAATGTGGCTTAAAGAAAATACAGTATGTTAATAAAATTATTTGATATATCAAACGGTAAAGTAATACCAACAGAACATTGTTATACATTAAAGTTCTTAAAAGCAATTATGGATGAATATCCTGATACTCATTTATCTGTATTTCAATATTTATTTTATATGAGTTGTCCTGATCCAGATCTTAATCCGTTCTTTAATGTGCTTGAAGCAGATAAAGAAGAACTTATACTAGATGAAATTGATATGAATGAATCATTAGAATGTCCAAAGATAATGTATGCCTTAGATAAATGTGCTCAATTATATGAAACTCCAACATTTAGAGCATATAAAGGTATTAAGTCCATGATTGATAAATTAGCTAAGTATATGGAGAATACACAAATAGAACATGGTAGGGATGGTAATATTAATTCTCTTGTTAGTGCTGCAAAGAATTTTGATGCAATAAGACAATCATTTAAAGGAGCATATAATGATATGAAAGAAGAACAAAAAAGCTCTGTCCGTGGAGGGCAAGGATTAGCATATGATCAATTATAATAAATAAAAACTAAAAAAATGGCAGAAAAAGTAATTCCAATTGGACACAAGGTTCTAATTAAACAAGTTAAAGCAGCAGAAACATATGGAGATTCAGGAATTTATATTCCACAGACTTCTCAATCACAACAACTTAAAGCTTATGTTGTAGCTGTAGGAGATGGTGTTCAAAGTATTGAAGAAGGAGATTATATACAATATAATGAGCATGCTAAACCGGTACTTATGACACATGATAATGAAGCTCATTTGTTAATTGATCAACATGACATATTAGCTATAATTGTGAATGTATAAAATCATTCCTACATATCAAGATGGTATATGGACTACAACTGAGTTTCTTACTATAGAGGATTTTAGGGAGTTCATTAGTTCTATATTTTCTGAACCTGGTATGTATAAGTTTGATGAGACCTCATTATTATTTAACCAAGAAGCTAAAAGATTTAATGCTCAAGGATTTTATTGTGATAAACCTATGAGATCAAAAGATTTTATGGTATATTGGGAAGATCAAAAAGATAAATGTAGACAAGGAGTAATATATAAAAATAAAAACGGTACTTGGTACCTAAGTAGAGATTATTATATGTGGTTAAATTTCTTACCTATATTTGATAAGGAAGAAAAACATTATGGATTTGCAAAAATTAGAGATGCTCAATATCATATGGCTTTATATGAAATCATGGCTGAGATTAACTTTAAGCATGTTGCAATACTTAAAAAACGTCAAATAGCATCTTCATACTTTCATATGGCTAAACTTTTAAATCAGTACTGGTTTGAAGAAGGATCTATATGTAAGATAGGAGCATCACTTAAAGATTATATTAATGATAAAGGATCATGGAAGTTTCTTGAAGAATATAAAACATTCCTTAATGAGCATACTGCATGGTATAGACCAAGTAGTCCAGAAAAAGTATTACTATGGGAACAAAAAATTGAAGTTAGAATAAATAATAGAAAAACATATAAAGGATTACGTTCCAAAATCCAAGGTGGTTCTTTTGAAAAGAATCCAACTACTGGGGTAGGTGGACCTTGTACTTTCTTCTTTCATGAAGAAGCTGGTATTGCTCCAAAAATGGATATGACATATGAGTACATTAGACCAGCAATGTCATCTGGTATGATGACAACAGGAATGTTTATAGCAGCAGGTTCTGTAGGAGATTTAGATCAATGTAATCCTTTAAAGAAGATGATACTAAATCCAGAAGCGAGTGGTATACTTGGTATTGAAACAGATTTGATGGATGATAAAGGAACTATTGGTATAGCAGGATTATTTATACCAGAACAATGGTCTATGATACCTCATATAGATGAGTATGGTAATTCAGATATTGAAAACTCACTTAAAGCTATTCATTCTGAAAGATCTGCATGGAAGAATACCCTTGATGCTGAACAGTATCAGTTAAGGATTTCTCAAAAACCTGTAGATATTGCTGAAGCATTTGCATATAGAAAAGAGTCAGTATTTCCACAAAGTTTCTTAACAAGACAAATTAGAAGAGTTGAAGAGAAGGAATATTCATATGAACTAATTAAATTAGAAAGAGATCAAGATGGTATTAAAGCATCAACCTCAACAAAACTACCTATAACAGAATTCCCTGTAAATAAAAAAAGAGAAGATAAAACAGGGGTATTAGTTGTGTGGGAAAGACCTATAGATGATCCTGAATTTGGAACCTACTATGCATCAGTAGATCCAGTTTCAGAAGGTAAGACAACTACATCAGATTCATTATGTAGTATTTTTGTGTATAAGAATGCAGTAGAAGTTACTAAAGAAACATCTGAAGGATTAGAAACTTTTATTGAAGGAGATAAAATTGTAGCATCTTGGTGTGGTAGATATGATGATATAAATAAAACCCATGAACAATTAGAATTAATTATTGAATGGTATAATGCCTGGACATTAGTTGAGAATAATATATCTTTGTTTATTCAACATATGATTGCAAAAAGAAAACAAAAGTATCTTGTCCCTAAACAACAGATTGTATTCTTAAAAGATCTTGGATCTAATAATAATGTATTTCAAGAGTATGGTTGGAAAAATACAGGTAATCTTTTTAAGAGCCATTTAATATCTTATGCTATAGAATTTATCAGAGAAGGTATAGATGAAGAACTTGATAAAGAGGGAGAAGTACTTAGTGTTCAGTATGGTGTTGAAAGAATACCTGATAAAATGTTACTTACTGAAATGTTACAATATTTTCCTGGATTGAATGTGGATAGGTTAGTAGCATTTGCAGCTTTAGTTGCATTTGCAAAGATCCAACAAGGAAATAGAGGCTATGCAAAAAGAAAAGAACGGGATAAATCACTAGAACCCTTGGATAACTCAAAGAAATTTAGTAAATTAAGTATAGGAGCTTTTAGGAATATAGGAAGGAAAAAATCTACAGGAGGACGCAGGAATAGATCTGCATATAAAAATTTAAAATAATGTTTGAATATATCACAACAAGCACATATCCAATTGGACACTTTTACTATGTATATGTGGAAGACTATAAACAAATAATAGACACAGAATACTATGAGGGTACTTAATGCAATGCAGCTTAAAAAGGGAGCCAAAGCTAAAGGCTCTCCTGTTAATGCTTCTTTAACACAACCTGTTCAATTTATATCAGCCAAAGATAAAGATGATGACTGGAAACAATGGAATATGGATTGGCTTGAAACAAGAGGTCTTGACTATCTTAATAAAAATGCACGTAAAGTATTAAAAAATTATAAACTTGCAAAAGGAATAATTGATAAAACTGATTATATAGTTGAGGAAAATAATGAGTATAGAGATTTACTTGAGGTACTTACTGAAGAAGATAGTGGTGCATTAGAATTAAAATTCTATCCAATTATACCTAATGTAGTTAATGTATTATCCGGAGAGTTTACAAAAAGATTTCATAAGGTCCAATTTAGAGCAGTAGATGATACTTCATACAATGAAATGCTTGAATCTAAAAGAGCATTAATTGAAGAGAACTTATTAACTGACGCATATAATAAGTTAATGATGGAGATGGTTCAACAAGGAGCTGATCCAGAGTCAGAGGAAGTTCAAGAACAGTTATCTACAGAAAACTTAAAATCATTACCTGAGATAGAAGATTTCTTTTCTAAAGATTATAGAAGTTTAGTAGAAGAATGGGCTACTCATCAATTAAATATTGATGAAGAAAGATTTAAAATGAATGAGCTTGAGGAGAGAGGTTTCCGTGATATGCTTATTTGTGATAGAGAATTTTGGCATTTTAAAATGAACGATGATGATTATGAAGTAGAGTTATGGAATCCTGCTTTAACATTTTATCAAAAGTCTCCTGACTCAAGATACATATCAGATTCTAATTTTGTAGGTAAATGTGATATGCTTACTGTTGCTGATGTTATTGATAAGTATGGTTATTTAATGACTGAAGATCAGCTATATTCAATGAATCAAATACACCCTGCTGTAAATTCAAGATATATGGTAGGAGGTCAACAAAATGATGGATCATATTATGATGCTACAAAATCACATGACTGGAATACACAGGCACCAGGATTAGCATATAGACAATACATGAGTAATCCTGCAGTTAATCCAGGAGCTGGTGGTGATATTGTTAATTGGATTCTT